TTGTCTTGCAGTCCGGTGGTATCGACATCGAGAAGTTCATCGATATATCGTAACACCTGAACCGGTGTATTCGGATCTACCGGCCCCGCGCCCAGCGTGGGTTGAAGAGTCCCATCATTGTGCGACATTTAGAATCCGCGAGAGTCGTGTTTATAGTTCGATTGGTTATCCGCTGTGGTAAGACCCATGCTCCGCACTTCCTTACAAGCACCAAGATACTTGATGAAGTGGTTGTTTTGGTTCTGCTGTGAAGCAGATTCCGTTGGGCTATGGGCTTTGTACGATACATACATCAGCAACGGTTCCAGGAATTGGTATCCCAGGGCTACAACATCCGTGGTTGCTGTTAGCAGCGGAGGTACCGCCTGATATGTGATGTAGATTTCGCTACTGAGTTCGTACTTGAGATCATCTTTGACAACGAAAATTGAAAAAGGTGCTGGCTCAAATATGGAGTATTCAGCGAACTCGTCGTTGATCGGGATTTCCATGGGTTCGACCTGATTGTCTACTGCGTAGATCAGGTTGATATAATCTGCGGGCATTGTGTATGAGGCCCCGTCGACCACATTGTCCAGAGTTCGAGACTGATGTGCCAAACCAAATTTGGTATACAGTGCGATGATTCCCTGGTTGATGTATGAAAGCAATTTGGCCTCGTTTGCAATCCGATCGGGATCACTGTCACCCACCTTTGCCACAGAGAGATTGGCGATTTCGCCGTTCACAGCAAAATTTATTACATCGGATACAAGCATAGGATTTGAATTCTAGGTTTTGAAAATCCCACTATGCACGAATAGTGGGTCTCAGACAACATATGAGCCGAAATTTGTTGTCTCTTCTGGGTAAAAATCAGGATCTAGCATGTCTGTGTCTTCTTCCTGCCAGGTTTCCTCTGAGGGTAGCCAGAAATTAATTACTCCGAGCATGGAGATACTATCAATGACATCATCCTTCTTCGATCGGAAACCATTCGCTGATGCCAATGACAATTCTGTCATCGCTTCGACCATCCACGGATGAGTCTCCATGCCTTCTGGGAAGTGCATCTTGCCCTGCTTGAACCAAGGCAATATGACATTGAATCGTACCATCTTGTCTGTTGCCGGACGAATACCTGGTTTGGTTGCATTAGCTTCTTTCGCCAGGGTGAAATACACGTTCTTGTGCATCATCTCCCGCTCGATCCACTGGATAAAACCTTTCTGTTGTCCAGAGATCTCGACCCCCACCTCTTGTGGTTTCCACTTCTGAACCAAACGAAACAGATCATCGATGTTCTTGTCCATGAGCTGCCGTTTACAGATTCCGTCAACCCAGAACCAATGGCCTGCATTGTTCACCGCCCAGACTGATATGACGCTGTAGTCCGACGCTTTCTTCTCGCTGGTCGCGAAGTCTGTTGTGATGTAGTAATTGTACGCCTCTTTCATCGACAGCAGAACTTTACGATCGTACATCCGGATATCATCATCGTCGACCAGTCGATCTTCGTCTGACATGATTCGAAGCATCATCTCCTGATTGAACGTGAAGATCTTACCTTGCCGCTTGGCTTTCAGGTATTGGCCGTTGACGTAATCATAATCGAATCTGTCTGGCCAGGATCCTACAAATTCCTCCCTGGTACAGGGAAACTCGTTACACACTGGATAAACATTTACATGCCATGCACCACTCTCTACTGCCAGGTACAGTGGGTCACGACTGTTGAACGGAGTACCAGACCATATGGTCTTCTTCCTCTTAGTGTGTAGAGCGTAGTCGATAGCCTTATAGACCGTGTCTTCAATGCTGGCTATTACTGTTGCTGACTTAGCATCTTCGTCTGATACCAGATCGTCCAGTACTGCCAGATACGGACGTTGTCCCATCTCCTTCGTACCACGAACACCTGTCTTGGCTCCGTAGCCCTTGACGATAAAGACATGGGATTCACCTGGATTGCTTGGTGAGCAGATCTTGCAGCCACAGGCTGCGCTATGGAACTCCCACCTGACATCGGTGAACCGCGTATAGGGGATATACTTCCGAAGGAACTCACTGTTCTCCCAGCGATATTCCAGGTTCTTCCTCATGTTCTTGACACCGTTCTCGATACTGTCTGAAACGTAGATGGCCAGGGGCACCTCTCCGAATCCAGGAATATCACCGTAGACAGCCAGATACAGGAATAGGTATTCCCCAAGCACCGTTGTCTTAGCTGCTCCACGATAAACCATGTTGACAATGTCTTTCTTGGATCCAGCAATCTGATCCAACATTCGGTAGTGGAGGACTGGGGATTCGTTCTCCTCACCCTCTACACCATTGACAAGTTTTATGAAGTTGACGAAATGTATCGCAAACTCAGTGGGAACGTAGTGAACGTCATCGGTATAATCGACGTCATTCAGCCATTCAATGACCGTCTTCTTTTCAGGCATTAGCTTGGAACGTGTATCTTCAAGCTCTTATCTGCCGGAGGCTTAACCTTGGCTTGCTCGTTAGCCAGCTGAGACAGTTCCATTGCATACAGGGATGTTGCAAATTCGATCACACTTGCATAATTGAATCCAACCTGGCGAAGTGCCTGGATGGCCTCTTCGATGTAGATCTGGTCTGCCAGATCCATCTCATGCAGGGTTCCCTTTAAAATCAGCTGAGCTGTGCGTACTTCACTGTCCATCGACGTAATCCTCTTCTTGGGGTATGGTTTTGACTATTGTTTGTCTTGCAACGGTCTGGGTACTGGTAAATCCCCCAGAGATCATATCATGTTGCTGGGCAGCCAGTGCCCTTGTAATCTCCTTCAATTCCTTGATGGAATCGTCCTTCACTGCGACATCCACCTGCATCTTGGTCACCTCTGGTGCCTTCAGATGGGTCAGCAAACCAATCGCAGCATCGACCTGCACCCTGTCGGATACATTCGAATCACTCATGACTGAGGCCAGTTTGTTGATGGCATCCTGATGGACATCCATATTGTAAATATGCGCGGGGATCATGCTTTGATCCATGATCGCATTGACCAGCTTGTTCTTCCGATAAGCCGTGGCAAAAGAACTGATCTGCTTAGTTGTCGCCCCTCTTTGAACCAACCGCTCATATCTCTCAGGGAAGGTCTTGGCATACGCCTCACCAACTCCTGATCCAAGCAAACGATGGGTACACCAGTGAACTGCATCCAGATATTGCTGAATCGAATAAGTCCCTTCCTTGAGGACATTCGAATAGGTAATGAAATTCTCTTTGAAATTCTCCCGAACCATATCATCTTCAACAAGATCATTAATCTTGTCTACCAGGGTATCGGAAATATTAGATTTTAGTTTAGCAGGTACTGTCTGCTTGAGAAGAGCCTTGGTTATTTGCATTATAGTCTTGGGGTAATCTTGGGTTATACGGAGTATATACCATTACTTTGCTATAATACAACAGTCGTCGTGTAGTACGTGTCTATCGTCGTTCACTTCGTTCACTCCTCTGACACTCCCTACACTCCTCCTGTTATTAATCTCTTCCAGAGGGGATTATATATAGGGAATATATAGATTACCTTTTAAAAAGTAAAGGACAGATATATATTATATTTTATATATTATATTTTTTTAGTACTAATAGTACCTATAATCTATATTTTAGAAACTAGAATATCAGATGTAGATATAGAAGGTAAAACAATATCATATTAGAGAAGTACTAACGTAGCTCATATATAGAGGCAGATCAAGATCTATACCAACTACCCCCCCTATGCTCTGCAGTATGGGTGTCTTTGTAGCTGAAGTACTTCACTTATCCCTATCCTATGGAGATCACCATGAAAACTATCAAGTCTATCCTTTCCAATACGTTCCGTGCCTTTGAATTACTCTCTGAGTTGTTCCTTAAATCCGTCCAGGGTTTGGTTAACGAATTGGATTCTGATAACGAGGAATCAGGCAATAAAACGCCTACCCGCAAAAAGACTACCCAGTCTTAATCACTACCTCTATGTCCTCGGACATAGGGGTTTCTTTTATCAGTTCTTGTAACTGAGTATCAGGTTGGCTGTATAGCCTGTAAAGCCCTGCTCTACTCACCCTATTCTAACCTTGGAGAATCCCATGTCCTACCGTACCTTACAAATCGTTGCCATGTATGTTAACGGAGTTATCGATGAAGAATGTCTCCTCGTCCTCCTTCCTCCTCACCTCACAGCTCCTGATGCTGTCGAGATCACTGAGATCACTATCACCGCATAACCATCCAGTCCTACTCTTCGGAGTAGGGCTTTAAAGTTACACATACACAAAAACAAAACTACACAGGGGAGATAGTAAGGATAGGAAAGTAAGAGACCCTATTTTCACAGTCACCATACACTTTAGGTGCTGTGCACTACAACTTCTCTCCATTCATACATCTATTTCTGATCCTACTCCAACCTCAGCTCTACCTTGATCAGCTATCCCTTCGTTAATCTATGCAACACCGTTACATACAACA